TCAATACTCCCCGTAGTGGTAGAAACGCTGCCAGAGCTTGTTATGCCCCTCTTCAGGCGACACGTCGCGGAACGTCATAACGTGCTGCGCTATCCACTCGTTGGCGCTCTGATGGCTCATCTCCCAGTTGCGCTTTGCAAGCTCAGCTACAAAATCTGAAGTGGATACCGTTACACCATACTTAGCGCTGCGCCGCATACCCTCGCGTGCCATCTTGAAGGTGACTTTCTTAGTCTCTCTCTTAGCGGTCTCAATGAGCCATTTACCAGTCCGGAATGCCTGCCCACGCGATGTACAGCCAAAAGCCTCAATTGTCGTTTCGTTGTAGCCATAGCGGTCAATAAGCTCGTCATCTGAAACGTACTCTTTAACCTGAGACCAGCCGTTATTAGGGTCAGTCCATGAAACTACAACCGCGTTATATCGCTCTCCACGCTTCATTGAGCTGTAAGTAAATAGGCCATCAACCACATTTGCATTTGTGATGGATGCTACCGGGTCCTGCGGGTTATCAAGCAAAATTGAAAAACGTAGCCCATCCCACAATGCAATCCCCCGAAACATGCCAGCAATATCATCCAGCAAGTCACGCGCGCTCTTTTGTTCGGTGACATACGCATTCAGTGTAAATCGAGGCTCCTTTCCTCCATACGGCCTCCATGGTCGGATCCGCATCAGCATTGCCATTAGGAAAGTTTACGGCATCAAGATACTTAACCAGCACCTGACGCCTTGTTACTACTGCACCCAATGCATCATCAAAGTCATGATTAATGCCAGTAATAAGGCCTGAAATGTTAGCGACCTTCATCGTCGGGCGTGAGTACGTTCCTTCTGACTTAACCTCAAATCCCTCTACAGCTATAGGGTATGCCGAGTAAGCGCGACCCTGCCAGATGACATCGTAGTAATAGCCGTTTGTGCCAGAGTGAAAACGGATGACGTCGCCGCCAAACGACTGCAGGTCTACTTCAAACAAGTCAAGCATTGCGCCGACTCCGGCATCAACACTTTCGATGATTAATTCTGCTGGTATATCTCTCATCGCGGAACCTGCTCAAGAGTTGCAGTTAATTGATAGACACTTCCGTTCTTTTGCATAGACCATGATCGGCACACGTAAAGCCCCTGCACGCCGGTATCAGATGGTGTCCAGTAGAACGACTCAACAGCCATTCGGGCAGTGAGGAAAGCATCAACAGCTTTAGCGATATTTACCCGCGCGCATTTCGAGTCGTCATAGCCAATGAAAGTTAGAGGGTATTTCCCCATGAGCGGGTTAATACCCTTCACCTGACGCTGCTCATAACCATCACCCAGCTTTACCACGGCTACATCAGGCGTACGCTCGCCCGTGAATCCCGCCTGGGGGATCCATGTGAAAGTTTCTGGCATGGTTTTTCCTGTTATTTACGAGGCTGTAGCATTCCACCCGGGCGGGTCTGGTCTTTCATCTGATACAGGGCGACCTGCTTCATCATTCCTGCCATCTTATGCATGGTGGCATCGTCGATTCCGTTCGTGGTCTGGACGTTGAAGGTGACGTTGAAAACATTGCCACTCCCATTTTCTCCCGAACCGCCAATATCCTTATTGCTCATGACGCGGCCATTATCACCGGGGATCATGTACTGGCTTCCGTTGCTGGCTTTGAAGATTTCAGGCTTGCCACCCTCTCCTACGCGGTACATGCTGTTGGCAGTTACTGGTCCGCCATGCTCACGACCACCACCGTAAGATATGCCGCCAATTGATGACAGTACGGACGCGCCAGCGCTGGCAATTGCTGCGTAGTTAGCAAACTTCTGGGCGGGTGTTAGTGCGGTTGGGTCGGCTAATGCCTGTGATATTGCCAACTGAAGGTTTAAAGCGGCCTGAGCGACAGCAAAGCCTTTGCTCAGAGCAAACATGGCCTGATATGCACCACTGCTTCTCCCTGCTGCGCCAGCTGCGAGATTTGCCAATCCATCAAACCCTTGTGACACAGAACCGATAATCGAAGAAATGGACTGGTTCTGAAGGTTGATTTCGTCCTGAATAATCTTCTGCCGGGCATTGGAGGCCTGCCGCTGAATGGCAGTCTTTGCATCCTCATAGAGTTGTGCGTTTTGCACGTCGAGAGCCTGATATTTTGCCAGTGCCTCAAGCTTCTGTTGCTCCTGCAGGTCTATCTGCGCTGTAGGGTTCTGAACTGCTCCGGAAACTGCATCAGGCATAACCTGAGAGGCGGCAATCTCCTGCCGGGCAAACTTCATGCCCTGTTTTATCTGAGCCTGCTGCTTGAGTGCGTTGTTCTGATCCCAAATCTTGGCCGCGTATTTACCGGCCTGTTCAATCTGAGCATCTGTTGCACCCTTGCCTAGTGATTGCTCGGCGGCCAGAATAGCCTGAGCACGGGAAAGCTCTTTGGTGGTATCGCCAACCTGCTCAGACTTGGCGCGCAAGGCTTCAAGTTTCTGCGCTACAGACTCAGACTGAGAAGCGGACCGCTTAGCCTCGGCATTTCCTGCCTTTGTTGCTGAAGTGTTTTTCTCTATTGCTGCATATTCATCCTGCAGCGCTTTAACGCGCTTGCTGTCCGTTATACCGGCATCCTCGGCGTCGTACTGAGCCTGCAACCTTGCCTTGGCCTGTCCCTCTAGCTTTGATAACTCCAGGCGGCGCTGTGATTTCTTCTCAAGGTCTTTGGCTTCTTTGCTGTCAGTCGTAGATTTAGGAATGACGATCTTCGACTGCTCTTTCAACTGCTGAGTTGAAGCTGTGCGAATGCTTTTTATCTCTGCCTCAGTATTTTTAAGGTTAAAAGAAGCCTGGCCTACACGCTGCTGATAGACAGCCTGAGTTTCCCACCACTTTTGACCATCTTTAACCTCACTGGTGTATTGCTTTTGAAGCTCCAACAGCTTAGGCAGCCTGCCCGGATCACCTGAATTTTTATTGAAGTAGTTTAAGTTGTTTGATAACTGAACCATTGCTCCTGCAAGTGAGTGCGTAAGGCCTATGGATTCATTGAGATCGGAAATCACATTTTTGAAAGCCACGTCGAGAGAGTTTTTAGCCTTTTCAACACTTACAGGCATTTTATCAAACTCTTCGTTGACCTTTGCAGTTTGAGAGACAATTGCATTAAGAGCATCTTCTGCGGTTAGCTTTCCCTCAAGCATGCGCTTTCTAAGCTCGCCGATTGATATACCAAGTCCTGCGGCCATGGTCCTGGCAAGCTCAGGCATTTGCTCGATAATAGAGTTAAATTCTTCAGCCCTTATCGTGCCGCCTGCTATCGACTGACCAAATTGCCTCAAGGCGTTAGCCATTTCTTCAGATGAAGAACCTCCGACTGTACCAATCTTCTGAAGCGTCTCAGTTAGTGACAGAATCTGGTTGTTGGTTGCTCCCGCTTCTTTAAGTGACGTAGTGAGGGATTCCCAAAGCTTTTCTGTGTCTTTGAGGCTGTTTCCTGTTTGGGCGGCTATTGAACTAAGGCTTGCTATAGTTGCCCTCGCAGCATCGATGGAGGGTGAAAGCCTTTCTACTCGAGCCTGAAGGATAGACATTTCATCTGCAATGTTAATGATTTTTTGCGCGGCCTGAAGAGTAAAAGCGCCTGCAATTGCCAGCGCTACCCTATTAAGCATCATCTCCATCCGACCAGAAGATTCTGTTGCTTTATCTGTTGAACTATTAGCTGCATCCTGAGCAGCTTTCATGTCATAGAGATTTCCAGCAAGCTCGCCAATAGCGCGTCTCTGCGCATCTGTAGCAGATTCGCCAGCTCTTAGCTGGGCAGCAAGCACTATGGCGCTTCTCGCGCCTGCATTCTGCTTCTCTTCTAAGATAGCCACTTCATTTCCGAGCGACTCAAGTACTTTTTCGGCTTGTGAGTATTGCCTTGAGGTAGATGAAACAGCAGAAGCTGCATTATTCATTGTCCTGTTGAGGCTATCTATTTGCTGCCCCGTCTTCTTCGCGCTACTGTTTATATCTGACATCGCAGTATCAACGGCCTTTGCACCACTAAGCATTTGAGCAGTTTCAAGCTCAATATCAATAAAGATGCCGCCAAGGTTTTCCGCCATGTTATCTCCGGGCAATAAAAAACCCGCCTTAGCGGGTTGTCTTTAATTCTGCTTACATGCCTCATAGCCTATGTAATCTGCTATTGAGCCTTCTGTTATAGGTGCCATTTTTTCATCGGGTTTAGATGATTTCATCTCTTCAAGTGTTTCACCCGACCCTAAATATTTCACCTCACGGTTTTTGCAGTCGTAAGCCCTTTTGCTATACGTAACGCCAGACTTACCAACCCTCTTAGTGGTAACCGTCCTAACACTTCCTTCTTTTGTTTTATCAATTACTGTGTAGGATGCATTGGAATCTGAGGGGATTTGAATATCATAAGGTTTTGATATTGCACCTAAAGAACACATCATTAATCCAGCGGTTAATATCTTTTTCATTACATCATCCTTTTTGGTTTAAGAAGTGTCGGTTTTTTATATCTGAGAGCTTTACCTCTCCACCTCGCCACCCCTCTGAAAGCATTTTAAGTTTCAGCATCTCATCTCTTTCCTTGTGCTTATACCTTCTCAGGATTACACCCAACTGGTCATAACCAACATTCCTTGGCGCAACGAAAGTTTTCGGATAAGGATACTTACCGACAATCTGCTCATATTCGTAAATTTGGTAGTATGTCTTAGCAATCATCGCATCCATAACTATGTCTGAGATGGTTACCATGTACTCACAAGCGCTGATTGCGATCTTCAAATGGTTACTGTCGCTCCGTAATCGATAGTGATTTTGTACAGCTCCGGTAAGGGTGAAGTGCAAATCGATTACATCCATAAAGTTTTTTTTCAGCACCCAATTCCTGAACCATAAAACCTTTTGTGGAGCAAAGCCTAAAAGTTCCATGCCAATTGCCAGTAGATAATTAATACATCAGATCGTAAAGCCAATCTAATGCAAAGGAAAGCAAAAAAACCCACCGGAGTGGGTTAAGAGAATTTGAGAATTTTCTTGATTTTATAGTGGTAGCTCTCACCAGCATCTTTGAAGAGATACTCATCATCAACAGCAAGCCGTCGCTTGAGAATGTGCAATTCGCCAGCCTCATACTCGCTTTCGCACCAATCCAGCCCAGCAATAGCCTCTGAGCTTTCGTATAACGAAAATTTGTATTCGCGAGCATCTCTTGAGCTGTATACAGCCCCATACCCAAATCGCTCTCCACTCTCTTCTATAGCGCCACGGTCAGTAAGACTCACCTCTATCCACAGCTTATCTAATGGGAATGGTGCATATTCAAATTCAATTCGATATTTCACAATACTCTCCACGGCAACTCGAAGACAAAATCGTAGCATGGAGTGGATGAGAGGTGGTGCAAATGTTTATTTTCTATAAACTATTACAGTAGTTTGCCGATATATGCCAAAAATCTCATGGAGAAGCAAAGATGGAAAACACAAACCCTTTAGCAGTAATGACATTCATAATTTGGTTCTTCATGTTCATCCCATGCTTGCGAATGGCTCAGAAGGCCGGATTCGGATGGAAAATGGGACTACTGCTGTCTTTTCCGGGATTGCATTTTTTTACTCTCTATCTCTTCGCTTACAAGAAGTGGCCCAGCCTGCCCAATGCTTGAAAACTGTAGCAAAAAGCCCACCTGAGTGGGCTTTTAGGTATTTAACGCTGGTCTAGCCCTAAGCAGAAAACTAACAAGCGGTAAGTACAGAATATCAGGCTTTGGCTTTAGCCCTCTGTTCTGAAAGTGACTTATAGCTTTCCAGAGCGACTCCCAGTTTAATCCCCTGGCTGCGATTAGGAAGTGATATTTCGCCTGTTACACTTCCTGTCAGGACTTTACTCGCAGGACCAGGGCGTACATTACTTTGAACCAACTGAGTAGATGTCACTTGATAAGTGCGGTCTTCGCGCTTATTACTCTTGTTGAACATACCCCCCTCCTTAAATAAGTTCTCACATGTAAGCAATACCACAAACACCACGAAAAAGAAAGCAGTTAACCACATTGCATGGATTGAAATATTAATTCTCCATGCTTTCTTGTCATGGATATTATTTATATCTTTCAGTGCGTTATGATACTGCTCTGCTTCATCCCATAAGGTTTCATTTCTAGGCTTCGTAAGAAAGAATGTTGCGGTATCTGAATCTGTGATTAGGGTAGGTAAATCTTTGAGGGTTACTGCCGAGAAAACCATTACCCAAGAAATGACCAAGGAGATGAAGGTCCCCGCACCAAAAATTAAAAGTGATACTGTAAAAAAATCCGCATCTGAGTTTAAAAGCTCACCACCAACAAAGCGAATCGTAAGAACTAAAGCAGTAATTATTACACTTACAGAGCCGAAAAGTTTTAGTGCTTTATCTTCAATGCGACGCATCCTTTCAAGACCATAATCATATTGATCTTTAAAGAAATCCAGAAGAATAGAAGCTCTTTCGGTGCTCTCTTCATAAAGCTCTTTGTCATGTTTTTTTTGGTCTTCAGCTATCTTTCTGCTGCGTGGTGTTAATGACCTAAGCAGGATTTTAAGTGGCACGATTTTCAACCAATGAAATATTTTAACGCAAATATAACTAAAGGATAAAGGTTCTTGCAATCATGTACTTATTACTACTGAATCTTTTTTCTCTCCGGCGACTAATTTTTGTTTGCCAATCGCCTCGCCTTCCTCGCCAGATAGTCATCAGCCACCGAATCGTACTCTTCGCGCGTAAAGCCCTTCTGTTCGGGGAACTTTGCAGCGAGCATCATCTGAAACTCCGTCATCGTTAGCTGCTCTGCCTCTTCCCTGCTCATACCGAGATGCGTTCGGGCCGCGCTGATGTACTCGAATGCATTGAACTCCGATGAAGTGCTACTTCCCTCATGGCGCTGCAGCTTTCTGACCTTCGCCTTGCCGATAATGCCATGCTGAATGAGGGACTGAGCAATCAGCACCATATCCCTTACGGGCATTGCTCCGGAACGATAGAGGAATGCGCGGCGCCCTGTTCTTCCGGGCACCAGCTCACCAGTCAGCGGAGTGGTATCTCTGTCGCAACACGCTGCCAGCACAATCATTGCGGCTGATATCGCCGCTTTAGAGCACGCGGAAGACAGCAGCCACTTGAGCGCGAAAGCCGGTTCGGCCTCATCAACCCAGGCAACTAAAATGCGCGCTTTGGATTTTATGCTGTCGAGATTATGGCGCAGACCACAGAATACGTAACTTACTCGGCGATTTTTGGTTCGGATATACTTCTCGCCGATTTCGAAATAGTCATCCAGCCATGGCACGGAGCGTATCGCCTGCTTAACCTCCTCCATTGAGGATTCTTCGAGCGAGTTCATGTACTCTCGCCCGCAGAGGATGACACCACTCCTTCCGCTCTCGGCAGCTTCGTATGCTTTAACTGCACTCATCAGGGCAAAAGTTCTGGTCTTTGCAGAACCGCGACCACCATGTGCGCCGCGATAGCGGATGTCGGGTGTTGCAAATACAGGAACTAGCTTGGCGGGGATAGGGAGATCAACCTGATTTTCCATTAGTTGGCTCTACTCCTACCAATCTTATTGTCGTTGGCTTGTTCGTCATGCTGCCATCGGAAGACTTGTGGTCGATTTCCTGACTGACTTTGTCGCCGTACTTCTTTGGGTTCATCCGTGCTAATGCCCACTTGCGAGTGTCGATGCGCAGTCGTGCTTTACCTACTGCTGCGGCCTCTTCTGCAACGCTGTCGGCTATGTCGAACATCTCTTCGAAAATTGCATCTGCGCGAATCTCAGTGGCTTTCGCGTACTGGTCGCGAAACTCATCGTGTTTAGCCAGCCATCTAAACACGGTCGCCTTATCAGGCATTCCCGGACGCTCACAAACCTTGCGAAGGCTTTCACCATCGGCAAGCAGTGAACAGATGTCAGCAGCCACCTCTGGTAAATAATCAGAAGGACGGCCATTTTTAGTTTTGGTCGCCATATTAAACCTTTAATGTTTTTTCTAAAAAAGCCGATAAGTCATCAAGAATTTTTATAAAAAGAATATATACATAATGGGCCTATTTTTTGCTCCGACCCTCGTTGAATTGGCAATTAAGTCAATTTATGACCTTTATAAAAACAGCTCTGGCGGCTCAATAGTTACCCCGGAAGAGAAGGCAGAAACAGTTGATGCGGCGAATTCAATCGTTGACATTCAGGCGAAAGCTCAACAGGAACTCGCTATAGCAAGAAGAATTCTTATTGCTGAATCAGTAGAGATAACTGAAATTTATGAGGCTTCTGGTCAAGGTAACGCGGGCATACGTAAAGACGATACTGCCTTACAGGTTGGCGCCCATGGGGAAGGACGTAAAATGACGCAAAGAACCATTAAGTTTGCTGGTTTTAATCATAAAATAGATGATGTTATCGCTCTTCTCGATGAGAGTTATAGCCAAGCCAGCAACTCTGAGGATGCCTCAGTAGTAGTCAGTCCGGATGAATCGGAACATACTCCATCTTAAGCACGTCATCAGGAGCTAGATATACCCATCGCCATCTTCTTTTTCTACACCAATGAAGCCGTTGCCGATTTAAGGCTGTGACCTGTTCATCAGGCCTTCATGCGTTTCACCGGATTTAGTGGTTACTGTGATGCGGTAGATGTCGGACATTGAGAGCCTCTTTATCCGCATGTGTGGATCTTGCCATTACGATGAGACTGCACATGGTGATGGCAATACTATGTTAACTTTGGCAAAACCAAGGAGGTAGTATGTTTTCCTTTCTCAACACATTCAAGCGGCTCATAAGCAAGCAGCAGACGGCGCTGACCGCTGAGCCAGAGTATTCAGATGAACAGCTTTTGCAGTGGGCCACCGGTTGCATGTTAGAAGGTTTGCCAGATGAATTTTATGAGGCGAGAATTTCTTGCTTCCGTAACATCGATAGTGAAGGACGCATAGCAATTGCAGCTATACATGACTTCAAGTTAACCAGCGAAAGTGAATATATGTCTTTCACTCCACCAGATGACCTTTACGCCACACACTGCATAGAGAAAATTCTTAACGAAGAAAACTGGCGTGAAGCCACTATAATCTTTACCACACAAACGACACGATTCATGTGGCAATAAAAAACCGCCCGGAGGCGGCTTATTTCTACATTCTTGTGAACCAATGAGGGCATTTATTATCACGCCGAAGATTTTCTAGCATGTAAAAGCAGAAATCATGAATGGCATCCTCTGCTGACATTTTCTCAGGAATTCTTTCGCTAGCATAAATGGCGTCCTGCACAATGCTGTAGATTCCTGTCGCGCTATAAATATGCGCTTTCTTGCCTTCGGGATCACTCCTCATTACATTGCCGTTGTTGCTCAACACCATTGTCTGAACACCCCATAAAAACAATTCTTGTTTAGTCATGATATTCCCTCAATGAAGTGAAATGTCATACTAACCCAGCTTCGCAACGCTTCACAGTGTGGCTAACCGTTATCCCTTGTCGGAGAGATTCTTTAAGAGCCGTTGTGAAAGAGGCTCTCACAGTGCATATACGCACGGCGGTTAGCTGGCAATGTCCAGTGTCAGTTGAAGCTGCTCTCGCCAGAATTCGACATTAGCCTCAATAACTGGCTTATCCCATCTCCAGCGAGCCATTTCCCTAGCTCCATTGCTGGCTTTGGATTTCCGATCGTCGCGAATCCGACAAGCCTGTTCGAATTTCTGCTGCTCTGTAAGCTCACCACGAAGAAGGCTGTCTGTGTGCAGGTCGCACCACACGGAGAACTTCGGATCACACCAGCGCGCGAAGGCTACCGAAAGCTTAGGGTGAAGCCATGTACCGCCACCTCTGTCCTTGCGAGCGCGGCTTGTTTTTACATACCCGGAATCACGGGTATGTAGAATTTGAGATGGCACGCCGGAATAAACTTCATCTAGCGCTCTCACGTACTCCAGAGTTTCCGCGTTTGATAGCCAGTGATCTAAGCGTTTCCCGAAGCGCGCAGCGATATCCGTGGCATTAATCCATCCTTCGGTATTGAAGCGAACAGCTTCTCCTTTGTAGTTCAATGGGACAATCTTCATGCGGTAGTCCTATAGAAAGTGAGCCTGTCGCACAGAGAAACTCGCCCCAGAGAGGTCCGCACCTATACGGGTTTCTCTCAGGCTCGCTTTCTATAGGCTCTGGGTTAATATTTGCGCGTGCGAGGCGCATAAAAAAGCCCCGCTAGTGCGAGGCTGATGTTGCTCTGTCAGCAGAAAGGAATCTTCTTGGGGTTTGTCACTTCTTAAGGCTGCTCTTTACTTCAGTGATTATTTGCTGCTGGAGTCGGCTTAATTCATTACGGTGCCTGCTCTCCTGACGCGACCAGAACCAGATGCCGATCCATGTCATAATGAGCGCGCCAATACAGACGCCGGAGAGGATGTTGTAAATCGAATAACCACTCATTTTGCTCCCTGCTGGCAGTTGGCTTTCCATGTCTTGTTATGGGCCAGGATGGCCCGTTTAGTGCGTTCATCCATCATCATGATGTCGGCCTCTGTCACCATGATTGGCTTAACCCAGTTACATGCAGTGTCCACTACCTCAACCCTTGTTGAGCCAGTCTTTGCGCAACTCGTCATCAACAGCGCTGCCAGGCATACGGGAAACAATTTCCTGAACATCAGATGCTCCTTTCGCTGTTTCTGTCTGGCGCTGTGTGGCCGCCTTCATAGATTCGATATTGGTCTGGGTTTCCCGCTCGCTAGCTGCCTGCTCTGCTTTGGCCTTCCCTTTTGAATGACCAATGCCGAATGCTGTCATAATGGCAGCTAAGATGACGCCAACTATGCCAAGGATGTATTCAACGCTCATGGTTTAGCTCCGGGATCGATTCCTGCATCCAGCTTCTGTTCACTGAGGTCCTTATCCGATGCAATTTTCTTAGCACCGATGTAACCAGCTGTGGCAAAGCCGAAGAACAGGCCAAACGTGACATCTGAAAGCGTGCCTTTGTACGCCTGCCAGCCAACAACTCCACAGCAAACGATAAACGCCACAGCGGCCTGTGTGCGGCTAAGTGATATGGTGCCTGATGAACCGCGAAGCATGCTGAATACGTCCATCAGATGAGGCCCTTGTAAATTTCGTAAGTACCGGTGCGCATCAACTCAGCATGGCGACGGGCTCTGGCTGGTGTTTGCTTTGCCCAAAGGCTGTTTAACATTCCATCTGCCGCAGCATTGAAGTTTCCAACTGAGATCAACTTAAGCGTGTTTTTAAATCCAGCCAAACCATCCACTCCCATCTGGTAGGCCATGCTGATCAGCACATCCTGCCTTGCATCATTAGAGGCGTTAAGGGCCGCCTGGATGTTAGGATTCTTACGCATCTGGAGATTTTTCTGGTCTACGATCGTCCGCTTCCAGAAATCACCCACTGGTCGGGGAACGGTAAAATGATAATTGCTCAGTGATGCACCTTTCGGGCCGATAAGAATGCCTCCTGCTACCGTGGGATAGCCACGCGTATCAATATATGGAACTTCTGAATAACCTTCCTCAAAGTTGAGGATAGCGATGATCTGACTCATTTTGCTTCATCCTCTTTAACGACCTGGTTAACTTTGTCGGCAGTTTTGTTGGCCGTCTGGTCTGGTATCTGGCTTAGCTGCTTCTGCATTTGCTCAACCTGCTTTGCAAGCTGGCTTACCTTCTTATCCCGCCGCTCTGCAACTTTCTGGTAGTCGGCCCTGATGCCGTCAATTCTCTCGTTAGCCTGATTGCTGACGTAGACAAAGATGATTGTCATGATGATGCAGATGACGCTCATCAGGAGCAGAAGCGCGCCAATGATGACATTGCGCTTATGCCCCGCTTTATTTGTTGTTTGCATCGCTGTCGTCCTCCAGTGTGGCGATCAGCCTGTTTACTTCACTTCTGAATCTTTCGTTACCTGTAGAATTGGTCGCCTCAGACATAGCCAGAAGGATGCCGAGCGCGTTCTTGATAAGGCGGAGGTCAGTTTCAAGAGTGGATATGCGGCGGAGATTACGATCATGCCGGTCGCGCAGCTCATCATTCTCTTCACGGAGTAGCGCATTGCTCTCCTTGAGTAGCTGAACCTGCTCTTTATAACCGGTGATGATGTCTCCGCTTGCGCGGTTGTTGGTGACGATTGAAGTAATGCCAGCTATCAGCGGCTTCCAGAAAAGTGCTACTGCACCGCCACCAAGCAGTAATGCGCCAATACTGGTAAATAAGCTTTCATTCATGCCTGACCTCGCAAGCCAGGGTATTGCGTGCTGTTCATAGCCGTCTCCGGCAACGCCAGAGGTTTCCGGCCTGAGCTGTAAAAGAACGCCCGCTTGCCATTTAGGGAAATCCGTGAGGTCGCGTTGATTGGCAGGGGCGAAAACGAAAAAAGGCACCGCCGAAGCAGTGCCTTAGTGGAATTGAGAGGACTAAACGCCCTGTTTAACTCTTTCCCATTCTCTTTTTAATATCTGCTGGGTTAACTTAACTAAGGTTCTCGTTAAAACTACGGTTTCGGAGAAGTGTCTCCCAAACAAATCATTACCTTTTTCTGGTTTTACTAAATCAGAATTCATCTTACGAACTCTATCAAATAAATCATAAAATTGCTGATACTCATCTTCTTTAGGATTAAGCATCATTAAAATTTTGGAAGACAGCAACGTTACCTTGTCATTACTCTCATTCATCTTATTAATAGAGAGCTCCACAGCATGTGTTGCTAGCTTTAGCTCTGCATTAACACTTTCATCATCTGATGAATGATCTTCAATGATTTTATGAATTCCTTTAAGATGAATGGAGTTCATTCTGAATTGATTTGTAGCTTCAATCAAACTTGGTGCAGCTACGGTGTACTCTGCAACTACATCCCTCAAGCTATTAATCCAGCTCTGTCTATTGCCGGATAGTACTTGCATGTCGAAGTTAGTTTTAGCAATTTCGATCTGAGTCTTTCTATCTTGCTCGAATGATTCCTGCTGCTTATTTCTATCGGCTTCTAAAAATTCCTGCTGTTTTTTTCTATCTTCTCTTAAAAAACTCTGCTGATGCTCACGCTCTGTCTTCATATTTTCAGCATTTCTCTTAAACGTCCAAATCGCAATTGTTGCAGGAATCAGGCCAGCTAGAATACTAACACCCGCAGTAATCCATGCATTTGTATAATCTGGCGGTGATTCAATTACAATCTTTGGAATGCTGCCTAAAACTATTCGAACAGTATCTTCAATTTTTTCTTGATTTAATAAGAATGGTATGCCTTCCCAATCCATGATGATTTCCTTTTCTTAAAAGAAATAACATACATGATCTTAGATGTATAATAAAAGCCCCGCTAGCTGGTAAGGCTGCGAGGCTATTGGCATCCACTTGTGTGCAACTGACCGGTTAAGTTAAAGCTCTGTTCGCTTCACTTCCCGAGCATGTCACAAATATGCCAGGTTGCTTGCCCTTTGTCTTTAGCAATTCGTGCTTAATTTCTATTCAGACGGCTATTTTAGGAATCTCCTTCTCCATTTCTCGTTTTATTGCGTAATACATTTCTCCTTCAAGGATATCCATGGCCCATTCCATTCTGTTTCTGGCCTCCTTTGAGGTGATTTGGCAATAATAAATCAGCGAGGCACCGATATTTTGCACGCTCTTGCGCTTGCAGTAGCGTAATCTGGCTACATTACGAAGCGGGTTATCTTTACCGAACGTCTTTACCATGACAGATTCAACAAAGGCGGCATCATCTGATTCTTTGGCGAGAGCGATGATGTTTGCCGTTGATGACTGAGGAATCAGCAGGTCACGGGCTTTTCGGAATAGCTCATCCCCACGCAAGCCTTCGCAGTGAAGCTGTGACACTATTTTCTCAATCTGCTTTGCCTTCTGTTCGCTCCATTCACAGCGCATCATCAGCCGGCCGATTACATTAACCTCTCCACGGTCATAATCTTCACCGCCGAGGTGGTCACCCCACACTGTGAGCAAATATCTTACCCATGCCTGCTGTGAGCGATTGATCGTCTTCCATCCATTACCAAACAGCCTGCGCATATCGGCAGCGCTACGAACACCTGAGAGCCTCACGATTTGCTGATAGTCACGCTCTATTCGCATTTCTCTCTCCCGATAGTTTCAGTTCCAGCCGGATAATCCGATAGTTAATCTCCGCCATGCCGCGCATTTTGAGGATGCGAAGCCGTCGCCATTTGTCTTTGAGGTATTCGGTCATAATTCCTCCATTTCGGTAATGATCACTTCGAGCCGGCCGCCTTTAACCACTTCACAGCGAACCATGCGCACGTCATCAATAAGGCTGTCGTCTGCAATGACGCCTGCCTGGGTTAATGAGTCGAGAGGTGCTTTGAAAAGGTTGTCGAGGTCACGCCGGGCGCGTGTAGGTGGATATGCGTTGATTTTTACTTTGAGCTTGCCGGTTAGATTGTATTGCTGGTTTGATTCTGCGATTTGTCTGGCTACTGCTGAGGTGTACTCCCTTCCCTTTTTGCTTTTTATCTTTCGACCGCGAAACACTGAGAAGAGGTGATTGTTTCCGGGAGGCCAGGGTAGCTCTATTCGGTATTCGTTCATCGCTTTACCTTTCCCTCTCTCAGTAGCGCGTTCTGGGTACGTATGACGCCTTCTAGGTGTGCTATGCGCGCCTCTGTAACCTCACAGAGCCTTGTTCGTCGGTCTATCTCGTCATGGCAAGATGAGCAGGCCCATGCGCCAAATAAATCATCTGGCTTCATTCCGGTTCCGCAAATACCAACCATGCGGTAATGCGCGAGCACTACTGTTTCAGGATTACCATTGCAAATTCCCGGTAACCTGACCTGGCATTCCCTGCCCCGCGCTTCATTGCGTAGCTTACTCATCATCTTCTCCCATTAGGCCGTTTGGATCTGACATCAGCCAGAAGTTGAGGCAATCGCTGCAGGCGTATACCTCGAATGGTTTGAGGCTTATTCCACAGCCAACGCAGGCAGTAGCAGATTGCCCGCCATCGCCAGTAGGCTGACTTGATTGGGTTATCTCGCTCATGGTTCTCCCATTCGATATCGCACTCGCAGGATTCGCAGTTAGCTCCGTAGTGATATTTATCCTCTGAGGTGAGGATGGTGTGGCATCGGCAGCAGCGGTCATTCATCTTGGCACCTTCTGAACGACACCATCGTTAATTAATAAGGCGCGGCTGATTCTCTGATAGGCGATTTCCAGATCATGGATTGCGGCCTTTACCACATACTGCTTTCCTGATTCGTTATAACCATCAAACTTTGCCAGTTCTTTCTGCGCCTGAGAGATGCTCCAACTAGCTTCTTCAAGCTCTAGCCTAACCGTCGAATCTGTCATAACCTGCTCCACATTGGGTTTTGATACTGCCTGGATGGTAATGGCCTTTCCCGATAGGTTGGCAACATCGCAGTGACAATCCACAGTCGCGGGTCGAATGCGAGAGTCTTGGTTGCCTAGATGTTTCGGAGTTTGTATCGGGAAAGGAGTTCGTCGGCTGTTGCGGCGTCTACGGGGTCGTGGGTGAAAGGCGTGAGACGCATTGCTTTCTCCCTTTTCGCTTTGACAGCGCCTTGGCTCGCACCTTAGCCAAATGCTCTGGTGACTTACTCAGGCCTAATTGCTGTGCCTTGCTGCTTACTGATTCCCGTGCAACACGCAGCCTTGCGCCTATCTCCTTGTTAGTCATGCATGGGAATAGCTCGATAAGCCTTTGTGTTTTCTCTCTGGTCCAGCGGGTTCTCATGCTGCACTCCTTTTCTTTTCGCCCCAGCGCTGCGCCCATTCGATTTCTAACCGGGCATCGTCGCTGAATTTCACGTTTTGCTCAGTGCCAAACCAGTAAATTGCCTCGATAACTTCAACCATTTCGCTTACCCGCATTTTGCTTGTCCGCGATCCGAACATGACCACGCCTCCGCCGATACCGGGTGCGGTGCGCTGCTGTTCGTTTTTGGTCTTTGCTACGAGGGCAGTGATGAGGTCTTTCCAGTCGTCAGGAGAGTATTTCTGTCCGTACCAGGTAACTTGCGCAGAGAGGTCGTGCAAAAGCGGCCACATACGGCGGTTTTGGTCACTTGTTCTCTTGCGTTCCTGGATGACGATTTCGATTGGCTTATCGGGATTTGCTGGGAGTTGCTGAATGGCGCTGATGCAGTTCTGTTGTATGCTGCTGTTACGCAACAGGTAGCGTTGGGTCTCCATTTCGATATCTCCCTTCGATAGCTTTCTGTAACCACGTCAAAGCCTCATCGGCGATGCGCTCTTGGCCCGGTGAAAGCTTGGTGTCTTTGAGTGTGTCGATTACTTCGAAGGCCTTTCGGAGTGGGTCAGGTCGGAGTGGGATGACATTGCTCATCAATCATCCCCGTTGTTTTCGTAAGGTTCGTCGTCAAGGTCAATTAATCCGTTACATATTGGGCAGTAGCCATCACACTTACGTACCGATATCAGGCCAACCCATCTACGGCACGAAACGCACCTGATACGCTCACCGTCTATCCATTTGAGGCTTTCACTCATACTTCCCCCTGCTTGCTTTTCAATGCTGCCTGCCAGCCCATCCAGGCACCCTGAACCCATTGTTCGTAAAAAACCTCATCCCCTTCCTCATCAATGAAGGTTGTTAAGTCTGATTTCCAACAAGTGGTTCGCATATACGCAAGGAACCTGTGCCGCTCCATCTCATCGTTGCTTGCTTCACTGGCGGTTATTTGGGGTGTCTTTCCGACGCATTTACTCATTGACCACCTCGAATTCATCATCGGCGAAGGTCCAGCTAGGAAGGGTGCTGCAGTTACTTTCTGCTCCTGCTTCAATAAGGGCATTGCTCATTACGCGAACGGCGTTGCACAGCCGATTATGTGGTTCAGCATTAACCTCGATAGGAAAGGAAAGATGCTGTAAAAATCCAAAACCACCGTTATTTAAAATTTTAACTTTCATCCTAAAACCCTCCCCCTCTCTTTGGCTTAACCGGCTGCTGGCGAGCGTTCCATGCATCCCAATCCCAACCTGAAAAGTTATCTAAAACCGTCATTATCGCAATTTGCGCTACAAGCTCAGCAAAGGGCATATGCAGTTCAGTTAGTCTTCTGAGGTCGATAAATACTGGTCCTTTGTAGCTCGGATTTTCAGCCTTGATATATGCGCTGATCGTTTCCATATCTGACTTATCCAAATCCATCAGAAGCCTCCTCGTTTTTTACCGCTGGTAGGTTGCTGGCGTGAGTCTCGCTCACTGCGTGCGGCTGCCTGATCCATGTCGTAAATTGCGCCATGCTGCTGGAGACAGAATACCGTTCCGGTGTTGCCGTGGCGGTTTAGTCGCAGAAGTAGCTCTGTTTCACCGGCCGGAACGCTCTCATCGAAAGCACCTTCGCGGTGGATGCCTACCCAATAGTCACAGTCCTGCTCAATCTGACCGGTATCGCGAGAATCGCTCGGTAATGGCCGCTTGTTGAGACGCTTCTCCAACTCACGGTTAAGCTGCGTGAGGAGCACGACAACGCAACCAAGTTCTTTAGCAAGATTCTTCAGGCCTTTGGTGATCATGCCGTAAGCAAGGTCATTGCGATCTGCCTTCTCGGCCGTCATCAGCGTGAGATAATCGACGAGAATCATTCCGACACATCCCTTCTGTCGCTTAACCTTGCGGGCCTCTGCAACGATGTGGGCAAGCGACATGCCAGGCGTGTCATCAATGTAAAGCAGGTCAAGCTCACGGAGCCGGTTCGCTGTTTCTGTGGCGCGGGTAAAATCAGCGTCGTAGTCACCCTGATATTCATCGTCGGCCTCATCCGTGGCTGGCATGTAGAAAATGCTTGGGTTGATACCTGACTTCTGCCCTACCAGCTTCTCCAGAATCTGATCGCCTGGCATCTCAAGGCTGAACATCAGCGAAGGTTTCTTCTCGCGAATAGCACAGTTGATTGCCATCTGGCTGTAAAGCGTGGTCTTGCCCATCTTCGGACGTGCGCCGATAACGAACAGTGAGCCTTTAACCAGGCCTTTGGGTGCCAGCATGCGGTCAAGTGAAGCAATGCCGGTACTCATGCCGCGTTGCTCTCCAGCAGGATCGAAACGCTTCTCAAGGTCTGCAACCCAACTGTCCATGACATCACCGAAAGAACGCAGTCCACGACGTGCGCCAGTTTTTGCATAGTCGCTGATCTGAGTTGTGAGCATGGTGATCGACTCAAGCTTTTCGACGGCCGTCATGCTGTTGCGGCTATAAAGCAGCTCAGTGGCTTCGTTAAGCTTGCTGATGGCATAGCGCTCCATCGCTTTGTCGCGCACCACGGAGGCGTAAGCAACTAGGTTTACGCCGTTCAAACATTTTGGATCTGGAATGGACTCAGGTTGATATGCAAAGGAAAGTGGCATGGATAAATCCTGAGAACGCCAAAGCGGGCAAGGCTATTGGCGTGGCGCTGAATGATACCGCATGCCGGGTGCTGAAGGAGCAGATAGGAAAGCATTCACGATGGGTTTTCGTTCACACGAAAGAGGCAACCAGACCAGACGGCACCAAAACGCCATCAGTCCGGAAAATGCGCTGTGATGATAACACGGCGTGGCGGATAGGACTCAAGCGGGCAGGCATTGAGGATTTCCGTTTTCATGACTTACGGCATACCTGGGCAAGCTGGCTGATTCAGGCAGGTGTTCCACTTTCTGCATTGCAGGAAATGGGGGGATGGGAAAGCATCGAAATGGTACGCAGGTATGCACACCTGGCACCTAACCACCTGACCGAACATGCGCGCAAAATTGACTCACTTTTAGGAGATAACGACACAAATACGACACAAGGAGTAAATCAGGTAGGCTTGAAGCTTGCTTAAGTTATTGAAATATATTGGCGCGCCCTACAGGATTCGAACCTGTGACCTACGGCTTAGAAGGCCGGTGCTCTATCCAGCTGAGCTAAGGGCGCGGAGAGGTTGGGTCGAATTATACGGTTGAACGCTGTTACGTCAACGTTTTTGCCGCTGAGGCGCGGCGAGTGCCCAGGTAATAACCAATTTGCGCTAATGACGGTCGCGCCAGGCGCTGAGCGAGACCAGATTGCTTGCTTCTGTCGTTTCCCCTTCCAGCTCAACGCCCTGCTGCGTGACGCGCGCGTTGTATTGCTCGCGAAGCGCATTCAGCTCCTGGCTGTCGGGCTCTAACTGGCGCAAAAAGCCCAGTGCCAGCAACAGTTGCTGTCGGGTAAGCGTGGCAGAGAAACCTGCCCGGGTTAGCACGCTGTGCCAGCGCCAGGTATTTTCATCGCTGCCATCCACAATCAGCACCTGCCAAATCAGCAAAACCGCCGCGCCGTTGTTTAAGTGTGCTTCGTTATCACCCGCGATGTAATCAGTAAACTCTTTCGCCGCCTCTTTACCCATCTGCGACAGCATTGATTCAATATGGACCGGCGGCAGTTGCAGACGCTTGCTGAGTGCCTGTGCGGCATGGCGTGAACCGGCGGTCAGCAACTGAAATCCTACAACAAATACAACAGCCAGAGTGGCAAGCATTAACCAAATCAT